TGTGGGAAGGTTTACCGGGAAGGGCAGCTCTACTTAAACCACTTACCACCAAATAGCGAGTCGCGTCCATCAAATGGTCGTTATCCTTGACTACACGCCCCTTCTCATCCCTGCGATAAAGCCTGAACTCGTTGAGCCAATTTCTCAATCCTGCGAATACTTTGATGCGGTTCTCAGACATCATTTGCCACACACTGTAAAGACCACTCTCTACGGCATTATTGGCTAACGTAATGTCGAGTCCGTGTTTGCGATACATGCTCAGAAGCTGTTGCCCGTCAGTCTGAGCGCGGCCTCGGGAGGCAGGGTCGATGACTCCGGGGATCTCTCCACGAGACTTGATGGCTTCAGCGTGCAAAATGGGCTCTGCCTGGCCTCTGTAATACTCGTTGTAGAGGAAAGTGACACCACTGTCGGGGTTGGTAGCGCCCCAGACAACTGCAGTGCGATTCCAGCCTACGTCCATGCCAAAGCAGCGTTTCCAGTGCTCAGGAATCGGGAACTCAGGGACGACGAGTTCACTCTCAGGCACAGGGTAGATGGCTCCGGCACCGAGTTGTGGAACGCCTTTGGAACGGGCATCGCGTTGAAAAGGCGGGATGGATGCCCAGAGTTCTTCCTTTTGTTGCTTAGTCAGGTGCGGGACATCGTCCCAAGTAGCCATCCCAACGTATTTACTGCCACTAGAGTGCTCTTGAACTTCACCATTGGGAAGGAACGACATGACAGTCTCACTCATCCCCATCAGAGGCGTGAAGGTGAGCATAGTCATCCCGTTGTTGGTCATCGTACGAAGGAGACACTCTGTGTAGACATCCAGAGGTGGCTCTTCATCCAGCCAGATGACATCCTGTTCTGAGCCTTGAAAGGCTTCCCGGCGCTGGTCGTAGGACTTGAAAGTCAGGCGAGACTCTCCACCAGAAGCGTGTCTGACAGAGATCGTCTCGATTGCGTCTGCTACGCCGGCCTTGGCAGTAGTGCGGACAAGATCTGCCTTGGGGATGAGCCCCGTACCAAACTCCCCGGGAGGCCCAAGCAACTTCATCTGAAGAATGTCACGAGTCGTCTTGCCGGTGTCTCCTGCTGCCCAGGCGCTGATAGGCTGGTCAAACTTCCTGCCTTCCCACCAAGCAGGATACTTCCCAGTCATGTGGAGTACCATCTCGTATCCACCAATCGACTCAGTCTTCCCGATACGGTTGGCAGCCATCATCAGGCGCTCTCTGTACGTCTTGCCGGCAGCGAAGTAAGCGAGGTGCTTGGGGTACAGGTCACGCTTGAGAGGCCCGTCATCAGGGAAGTACGAATTGATCTTGCGCTCCTTCTTACGCCTAAGCGTCTCTTCCAGCAGGAGGGCCAGTTCGAGCTTCTTGTCGATGGAGTCGAGGATGTCGCTCATAAAGAGAAAGCCCCGGACATCTGCACACACAGAGCCGGGGCACACCCACCCAAACCGCCAGTCGCACACCAGTGGTTTCGGTTGAGCAGAAGAGTTAGCACAAGAGCGTTGAAAGTGTCAATCATACTTTCATCACTAAAACTTTATACTCCACTCCATCATCAATTCCTCCTTCTAGTTCAAAAGAGAACTCTTCGTAGTCCATGTCTCTCTTGATGGCATCGAGAAGGAGTGCGTAAGCCAGCTCAGTGGCTTTCTCTGGTGGTTCAGCGGGTTCTAAGTCCATGAAAAGAGTTGGCTGTCTCTCCAGCCTGTCACGCCCATTGACTCAGCGGCGTTCCCGATTCGGCGTCCCGAAAGTGTCTAGTCTCTCCCAGTGTCACACCACTTACTCAGCACCACTTATTGTGCCACAGAACGCAGGTGTCGCAAAGTCACACTAAGCAGCAGCACTAGACTCTGACACGACAGAAGTGTTGAGCGTCTCCACCAAAGGCTTACCAGCCGGCTTCAAGCCTTCCAACAAACTCTCCACAGTAGCCTTCACCTCCTCCAAAGCAGCCCTCTGCAATTCCACCTTCTTCGCCAAAGTGTTCCTCTCCCTCTTAGGCTTCTCAATCCGTGCACGAAGCTGTTCAACGTGCCAGGCTGCCTTGAGAGCTGCACTCACTGACTTCTTCAAAGCTACCACTTCTGGTGCTGATGCCTTCTTGGTTCTCTTTCTTGTAGTGTTTTCCATACGACAAACAGCGATAACAGTAAGAGAGAAGCCTGCAACAAGAAAAAGAGAGATAAGAAGACGGTCCCGAAAAAAGAGGCAGCCCTATGGGGTGACTAGGGGTAGCCCGGCTGGGGTGATGGCCCCCCTAGTAGTACCATCAGTACTATTAGTACTAATAGGGACGTGTCCCTATTTTTTAAGCACAACCAGAGAGATAGTTGCGTGAAGTAAGAGAGCCCTACAAGGCTGTACAGAGAGCTTTAGGTACAGACTGGTCCCCGAAAAGAGAGAGGGGGTAGACGGGGCTTATAGAGGCTGCAAAGGGGGGATACGGGGTAGGAAGCTGTATAGGGAGAGAGTACTGAGCTGTACACACAGATAGCACTGACTGGTTCTATAGCGTTACCAGACAGTCTGGGTAGGGACCTCGACTTCTCTCTTAAAAGGAACCGGCCTGGGGGTGATCGGGGTCGGGGTCCGGTCCGGACACCACAACCTGTTGTGTCACCCTTTGCCTACACCACTACATATAGTGGTTACCCAGTATGGACCGGCCTAGCTTGGCAAGACTCGAACTATAGGTTCGAGTCCCTTTACTCTGTTGAGGCCATCAAATCACCCCTTAGCTTCAACAAATGCTTCAACACTAAGGCGAGTCCCCCTTACTAGCTTCGACAACCTCCGCTTGTACCTCGATTGCTTGAGCAGGCTGAGCAGCTAGACCGAGACGCTGAGCATCAGCGAGGGCTCTTTGTGTCCGGGCTTCCAGTTGCGCATCTGTGAGCTCAGTCAGGGCTGCCAGCAATGGGCTGCCATCTGCATTGGCAAGTTTGGTTGGCAACAAGCGAGAGAGAAGGGCGCAGAAGGTACGCGGGTCGGACTTGCCTACATGTACGAGATAAGAGGCCCCGCCTAGCTCATCAAACGCGTGCTCTATGGCATCGCGGATAGACACGGTCAACTTGTTCACCGTTCCTTTTTGCCTACCGGTGACGCGTTCACCGGGCTTCCAAAGGTGCTGTTTTGGTGCGTTTGCAGTCATGATCCTATCTTCCTGCTCTTTTAGCTTACGTCAACTGGCTCCATTTTCCCCACAATTTTTCCCCTACCCTTCGTGCCTGGACAATTGATCCATCCCACATATTACAAAAAACACAATCAGCCTGGCACACCCCTAAATTTTTTTCTCACTTTCCCCTAAACCTCCCCCTCCCCTCTGCCGATTACTCTGCATGACCGCAACCTCTCCTCTCTTCTTCGTCGTAGATTCCCTTCCCATCACGCTCGGCCGTGACGCCATAACCTACAGTGACCCGCTGACTTATGAGCAAGCCGTAGCCTTGCGCGACTCCCTACAGTCTCAAGTTGACCTTGAAGATGCTTATTTTGAGCTCTGTGAAGCCTAATCCCCTCCCCCTCCCCTCTCAACCCCAATAAACCCAGTAACCCAATGAACGAAACCCTATCAACACTCACTCTCTCAGACACTAGCAAGATGCCTTGCAAAAGCTGGTCAGTCTCTGCCCTAGCTTGCAAGACTGGCTCCAAACTAGCGCAAGTCGAAGGCTCTGTGTGCTTTGGTTGCTATGCTCTCAAGGGCTTCTACCGCATGCCAAACACGGCGAGCACATTACACAAGCGTATCGCTTTAATGTCTCAAACAGGCTGGGTATCTGCAATGGTCAAAAAAATCAGAGAAGAGGAGCACACAGGCTTTTTCCGTTGGTTCGACAGTGGCGACTTGCAAAGCCTGAAAAACCTTAAAGACATCGTGCGCATTGCTTTAGCTTTGCCAAAGATTCAGTTTTGGCTCCCCACCAAGGAATACGGAATTGTAAGCGAGTACCTGGAACGCTACGCAACATTCCCTTCCAACCTAAACGTCAGACTCTCTGGCTTCATGGTAGACAAAGCAGGTCCGAACTCTCTAGCCGATTCCCTCGGAGTCACCACGTCCGAGGTTCATTCCGAGTCTTCCTCCCCAGCTGGCTATGTTTGTCCTTCGTCGCAACAAAACAACAAGTGCCTTGAGTGCCGAGCCTGTTGGTCACCTGCCGTCAAGACAGTCTCTTATCGCCTACACTAACCATGGAACCTTGCATCATCGCCCTTTCCCTAGTCGTGAAGGCCGCCTTCGGTCTAACGTTGATCACCACCCTTCACGCTTTAACTTCCTCAAAATGACCGCCCAAATCTTCCGAGTTCGCAATGCTTGGTGCTTAGACTGGGGGCAGTCTCACGAAACATACTACCAGTCTGCCCGCGATGCTCGCATATGGGCTGCAGCGGTTGGCTTGCGATTAAGGCGGGCAAAGTACCGGGACCGATAGCAACCCGGCACACAACAACGCGCCAAGCCTGAACAAGAGGCACCCTTCACGGGGTGCCTCTTTTTTGTGCTTTCGTACCTCATTCCCTCCCCTTTCCACCCTTTCCACCTTCACCCCTCAGCCAAGCGCTTAAAATCCCCTTTATCACCCCTCTCCCCTTAATCCGCACCTGTGACACTGCCAACAAATCAGACCCGCCCTTAAGGTGCCTTGGAAGCTCCGGAAAGCACCCTTCCAAAGGTGCCCAAGGCACCC